ATAATTAATAACAATGGAGGATAAATGAAAAGCAAGTCTATAAGTGCAGATGCAGATAAGATTGTTAGTGGTTTATTAGTTTGTAAACCTTTAGCAGATGAGGTGTACAATAAGTTAAGATTGTTAGCATTACAAGATGAGGAAGATTTTAGAAATAAAAGATTTCAAGAGAGAGTAATTGCTAATAATAATTCTAATTGTGGAGGTTAAATGAAACTTAATCAGATAGTAGGTATCACTAAAATATTAAGTGATAGGAAAGTACCTGATGATGTTGAAAAGTTTTTGAATGATGAGTATTATTCAGAAAGTAAAAAAGGGCATTTAAACTTGTTAGAAATGCCCCTTGATTATCTTGTAAGGGCATTTAATAAAACTTTAAAGAAGTTGAATGAAAAAGAACCTTTAAAAAAATATAAGGTTACGTTGTCCGTTGATGAAGCCTACAGCATAATTTTGGAAGCTAAAGGCCCACAAGAAGCCGAAGAAATGGCCTTAAACATCATGAATGAACAAGACCCCCCTTATTATGATTTTAAGATTGAAGACGGCCAAGGGGTCAGCATTGAAGATACTGAAGAAATAAAATAATCTATTTATCATTTAAAAGGGGTTTTCTACCCCTTTTATTTGGTTGTTGTATCAATTCGCATTTACCATCATCATAAACCATTAAAAGACAAATATTTTTCTTTTTCTGTTCTTTCGTGGGCGATCTATAAATAACACTTTTATTCTTTCTTTTGCTTACTGTTTTAATATCAATTTTTAATGTTTCGCCGTCCGTGTTCATTGCTACGATATCGCAATCGCCCAAACTTGATAAATTATTAAATACAATATAATCGTTTTCCGTTAGCCATTGAATAGCCTTTAAATGATTAATGAAGCCTTTTTTGTGTTTTCCGTCCAAATGATATTTTATTACACTTATTACACTTATTTTCAAAAATATTTTTTATAAACCAAAAACTATTAAAACTAGTGTAACAAGTGTAACAAGTCTTAAAAAATGGCTTA